GCTCATCTAATCCCAGAGTGTACGAACCTAGCGGTTGGTTACTACTCGCAGCATACCGCCAAGGAAACCCAAGACTTAAACTATGTGGCGCAGCTTAGAGACGCTCTTATCTCCGCCGACTGGTCAAAGCTAGTGATAGCAAGAGATCCTGCGATCTTAGAATATCACTGGGACGATCACTGGGGGTATCCCTTACGAGGAACGTCCAGCGGGAACTCCGACCCCATGGTGGGAGAAGATACTGTAGCCGACTTCTACGAAGCTATCTGCGAGCATCCCGAGGCCTTAGCCCGACTGCTTGCAGATTACTGGACTACTACGGCTGCACTAGAAGAAGACCTCTACGCATACGGTGCGCAGATTAACCTTAACAAATATGGGAGACTGTAACCATGAACCTATCTGAGGAAAGAAAAGCCCTTTCACAGGAGGCGTACCGCATTAGCGGTCGCCTTAAGGTCATCGCCATGTTCTGGGCGGTGGGACGCGACGAAGCCGCCTTTGAGATGCTCGCTAAGGAGATCGACAAGGTGGATGAGCTGTGTCAGTTCATAGAAATGCTTAACCATCAACAGGAGGCAGCGGAGCCTAATGGCACGTCACCAATTACATCATACCACTGAAGACCAAGAGAAAGAGATAGGGCGCATCGCGCGCCTTATCCGCAAGCGTAACCATAGGTTTGTCCGAAAGATTAGGTGTCCAGAGTCAGTTGTTCTGGAAAACTTAGACATACTCTTTCCTGCAAACTTACCTGAAACCCCGCTTCCAGACGATACTTTCAGCTCAGTTGATTGTCCGTTCTGCGACCAAGCTGCGGAGTTAGGTTGCCGTTGTCCTGCTTGCCAAGGAGTAGGCCGAGTTAACCTCTCAGACTTACGCTAAACTATGCCCTAAGCTATTGATTTAGCTTAGGGTTTTTCTTTGGCCTTAGCTAAAATCCTGGCCAGGCGCTTAGCCAGGGGCCAGGTTTAGATCCGGGCCAGGGGTTAACATAGGCCTCCAGTGGAAATAGCCCCCCAGTGGAAATTGACCGAGGCCCTCCGATGGAAAGCCCTCCGATGGAAATAGGCCCCCGATAGAAATCCTTAAGTATTACTCTAGTATCTTACTAACTTCTAGTTACTAGTGAGTGGTGATACTTTAGGATTACTTAAGTAAAGACATTATACAAACTACACAAAGCAAAGAAAACCCTTGTATTCGTTTTTTTAGTATGGTAAGGGGTTTGTAGTCCCTTAGAACACAGGAGTTAACAATGGGTAGAATGAAAGACCTTTACATGGATCAGTGCGAAGCAGCTTATGATGTAGGTTATTACGATGGTTATAACGGTATGCCTCGCGCTGCATGTTACATGAGCAAAAGAGATGACACGAAGGGTGCGTATGTAGATGGTTACTCTGAAGGCCAGTACTTCCGTATCAAAGGTTGGAAGGATACAGTATGCCAGAACTAGCACACATACCCTGCCCTGATATTGAGAATTGTGGTAGCAGCGATGCTTACTCCTTTAACACCGACAAGGGTGTAGGTCATTGCTTTTCCTGCGATCAATCCTTCTTCGATCAACATGAACCCCTCAAGAGGCCTAAAGGAGATAACAATATGGCTTTTGACAACCCTACTGCTACTACACCACACGAATATCTACCGCTCAGAGGTATTCAGGTAAAAACTATGGAATTTTACGATGTTCGTAGTTATCGAGACGCAAACGGAGAGCTTACCAAACAGGAGTACATTTATCCATCTGGCGGCAAGAAAATTCGAGTAATGCCGAAGACATTCTCTGCTTCTGGTTTGTCTCAGGACGAGCTGTTTGGTATGAACCTGTTCCCTGCAGGGTCAGCTAGCATCGTAACTATTACTGAGGGCGAACTAGACGCTCTCTCAGCACACCAAATGCTTAACGTGAGGGGGACTAACCCAGTTGTCTCTTTGCCCTCTGCTACGCCCTCTAAGAGGCTCTGGGAGAAGTGTAAGCCGTGGTTAGATAGCTTTGATAAGATTGTTCTGAGTGTAGATAATGACGCTGCAGGTAACGCTATCGCGCAGAAGATTTTTAACATGTTCCCGAACAAAACCTACCGTGTCCCACATGACAAGTACAAGGACGCTAACGAGTTCCTTCAAGATAATGCGACTAAAGACTTTACCAACGCATGGTGGAATGCCAAGAAGTATACCCCCGAGAATATTCTCAACACCTCTGACCAGTTTGTGTCATTATTTAGAGACGCTCCTAACTATGCTTACGTCCCGACAGGTATAGAAGCCCTAGATGATAAAATCATGGGGTTGATGCAAGGTCACTTCACTGTAATCAAAGCTCCTACTGGTATCGGAAAGACAGAAATCATGCGCTATTTAGAATACAACATGATACAGAAGGAAGTTCCTTTTGCCTCGTGGCATTTAGAAGAAACTAAACTGCGTAGTTTACTTGGTCTAGTCTCTTACGAGTTAAACCAGAACCTGACACGCCGTGACATCATCGAGGCACTCGGTGTACATGACATTGTAGAGGATGCTATCCGTAAGATCACCAAGGGCGAGAAGTTCTACCAGTTCTACATGCCCGATGGCACTAACACAGATGACTTCATTGACCAGATCAGGTATCTGGCTAGTGGGTGTGACTGTAAGTATGTGTTCTTCGAGCCGATCCAAGATGCTGTAGTTGGCATAAGTGAAGAGAGCAAGGAACAACAGCTTGCTGACCTCTCCGTAAGGCTTTCTAAGCTTGCCGCAGAGCTTAACATTGGTATTGTTACCATCGCACACACTAACGAGAACGGTGACCCTAAATACTGTCGTATGATAGGACAACGGGCCTCTGTGATCATCGACTTGAGCCGTGACAAGCTTGCTGAAGATGATACCGACCGTAATACCACCTATCTACGTGTCGAGAAGAACCGTCCGTGTTCAGAAGAAGGCCCTGCAGGAACTATGCTGTTTGATCCTCAGAGCTTCACACTACAGGAAACACATACATGAAGAACATATTAGCTAGTGAAGCTTTTATTGGTCAACAGATGCTTTGGTTCGAAGCTTTACAGTGTACACTGGGCAGAAGGGGTCCTCTGCCTAACACACCTGTACTTACGAGGGCATATCACAACGATCAACGTAGGGAGAATTTAGAGGTCTTGTATTCTATGTATGGAGATGTTACACCCGAGTTGTTAGACGTTTGTATGGTTGAAGCACAATCGGCTACATGGAAAAATAAGTACCTAAGAACTTGGAAGGAGATGCAAGATGAAGGTTTTGGTGGCGTGTGAGTTCTCTGGCACAGTCAGAGACGCATTTATAAAGAAAGGCCATGATGCTATGTCATGTGACATTTTAGAAGGAGAGGGCGATGGTCCACACTATCAAGGAGATATTACAGAGGTACTATTTGAGGACTGGGATTTGGTCATCGCTCACCCTCCTTGCACTTATCTGGCTAATTCTGGTGTCAGTTGGTTGCACCGTGACGAGTCCAGATGGGCTAAGCTCGACGATGCTGCAGCCTTCTTCAACATGTTTCTTGACCTCCAAGTTCCCAAGCTTTGTGTAGAGAATCCAATCATGCACAAGTATGCAAAGGAGCGTATCGGTAACAGACAACAGTCTCAAGTAATACAACCTTGGATGTTTGGTCACATGGAACAGAAAGCTACGTGTCTGTGGTTAAGAGGTTTACCTAGACTAAAGCCTACTAAAGATGTAAAAGAAGCTATGATGGAGCTTAGTGATGCAGAAAGACAAAGATTGCACTGGTTGCCACCCTCAAAAGATAGATGGCGTATCCGCAGTAAAACCTATCAAGGGATCGCAGACGCGATGGCAGAGCAGTGGGGGTAAGTGTGTATCCTGTGGTAACCCTAGTAGGGATGATTTCTGTGAGTTCTGTTTAAACGAGGAGTAGCAATGCTTACAAGAGTTCATGTAAATCAACACGTCATAAGACGTAACAACAAACTTCCTGCTAAGGAAATGGAACCTCCGATCACTGTAAAGAATTATAAGACTAATCAATACGGAGATTGGGTATATATTGACGGACCTTGTAAGGTAGTATACAGTCCTGATAAACCATTGTCCTGTGGAGCAAAGGTTTGGATTGAGACTGAAGCAGGGGTAAGAGTAGTGGTAGCAGATAGGAATGTACTAGCATGATATTCGATATTGAAACAGACGGGTTAAACCCTACAAAGATACATGTAATGTCTTGGAAGAAGGAAGTGAATCAAGATGGTACTTGTAAACTAGAGAGCACTGACGATTACGACCGTATGCGTGGTATGCTGATGTCTGCAGATAAGCTGGTCGGGCACAATATCATTCGGTACGATTTACCTGTCGTACAGAAGATACTAGGGTTCCGTCCTGCAAAGCATCAGCAGGTCATAGATACACTGCCCCTGTCATGGTATCTGAATCACGATCGTGGTAAGCATAACCTTGAGAGCTATGGTGAAGACTACGGTGTACCTAAGCCAATCATTGAAGATTGGGATAACTTGAATTACGAGCAGTACCGTCATCGTTGTCAAGAGGATGTAAAGATCAATGACCGCCTGTGGCGTGAGTTGAGCTACAAACTTGATCGTCTATATAAGGATAAGGAGCAGCGTGATAAGTGTGTACGCTACCTGATGTTTAAGATGGAGTGTGCATACGAGCAAGAGCTACTTGGTTGGCGTATCGACATCGACAAGGCTCGTACTCACTTGCAGCAGTTAGAGGAACTTAAGGCCGAGAAGGTAGAACAGTTAAAGAACTCTATGCCCCAACAGATTATATGGGGTGAGCGCAAGCGTCCTGTACAGTGGGAAAAGAAAGACGGTAGTCCTACTTCTCGTGCACATGATTGGATGGCACTGATGGACGACTTGTGTCTGGCATACAGCACAGAGAAAGTTAAGTTAGAGCTACGCCGTGTAGACGCTAACCCTAACTCTATCACACAGGTTAAAGAGTGGTTGTATGGGCTAGGGTGGGAACCACAGACGTTCGAGTATCACCGTGATAAAGTTACAGGTGATGAACGACGTGTGGAGCAGATCAGGAAGGATGGAGAACTCTGTGAGTCGGTCTTGGCTTTACGTGACCGTGACCCTGCCGTAGAGGTTCTAGAGGGTTTGACTATCATCAACCACCGTCTAGGTATCTTTAAGTCTTTTGTAGACAGTGAAAGGAATGGGTATGTCAAAGCAACTATCGCAGGGTTTACTAACACACTGCGCTTCCGTCATGCTCGACCCTTGGTCAATCTTCCTGCAGTGGACAAGCCTTGGGGAGCAGAGATACGTGGATGCCTTATTGCTCCTGATGGATATGTATTGTGTGGTGCAGACATGGTATCGTTGGAAGACACAACGAAGCGTCACTACATGAAGCCACACGATCCTGTCTACGTTGACGAGATGTCACGCGATGGGTTTGATCCGCATCTCGACTTGGCACGTCACGCAGGTAAGATCACACAGGTTGACATTGATAAGCACAACTCAGGTGAGGTCAGCCTCAAGGCTCTACGCAAGAAGTACAAGGTTGTGAACTACTCTGCTACATATGGGGTAGGTGCAACTAAACTCTCGCGTACAATGAACATCCCTCAGTCTGAGGCACAGAGTATGCTTGAGGCATTCTGGGATCGTAACTGGGCTATCCAGACCACTGCAGATAACTGTAAGGTACGTGAGGTAAACGGTAGCACATGGCTACTGAATCCAGTCTCAGGTATCTACCACTCTCTGCGTTATGAGAAGGATCGCTTTAGTACCCTCAATCAATCTACTGGTGTCTTCTGTTTTGACACATGGGTAGCAGGTTGTAGAAGTCGCGGAATTGTTACCATTGGTCAGTTCCATGACGAGATTATTGCGCTTGTGAAGGAAGGAGAAGAGCAACGCATTGAACACATTATGAAAATCTCTATCGAGAAAACCAACGAGCGTGTACAGCTCAACGTGCCTCTCGATATAGACTATAGTTTCGGTAAAAATTATTCCGAAATACACTAATGTCGCACTTGACATTACAAACCTGGTTACTATATGGTAACGACATCTTAGCAAAGGAGATAATAAGATGGCTAAACGTAAGTCGAAGACAATCGTAATGGACGGTTACGTTAAATGGGCGCGTCTAACCGCGGATGATATGGACACGAAGTTTGATCCTCGTGGAAAATATACCGCAGAGTTCTACCCCGAAACCCACGAAGAGTTGGACAAGTTGCTTTCCGAAGCAGAGCTACGTGGGAAAAAGTTGGCCGTAAAAGACCCTCACGATGGTGAAGGTTTTGGTATCGGTCAGTTTGTAAAAGTCTCACGTAACAACGTGAACAACACTGTAGAAGAACTAGGTGGTCCACCCGAAGTAGTTAAAATGGA